TACACGCGCTGACAAGCTCCTTAGCTTTGACACCGAAGGCGATGTCCAAGTGCAAGCTGCTGCTGACTTACTAACAGGCAGCGTTCTTGGAGCTAACTACACTAAAGCAAGCTATACTGGTGACGGAACTCAGACTGCATATTCTACTGTAGAGAGTGCTGGGTCTAAGAATAACATTCAAGTGTATGTAGATGGCGTTTATCAAAACAAAGCTACGTTTTCTATTAGCGGCGCTACGCTGACATTCACGGAAGCCCCACCCTTAAACTCTGCAATTGAGTTTATTGTGGGTAATGCTGTTACTTCGATTACTGGTGATGCCTCTGCGATTATTTACAATCAAGGCGGCACTGGCGCACAGGACAGAACACTAACAAACAGGTTGCAAGATACTGTATCTGTTAAAGACTTCGGTGCTATCGGTGATGGCGCAGCAAACGACAGACCAGCTATTGCCGCTGCAATTGCATCAGGTGCAAAGGAAATCTATTTCCCATCTGGCACATATTACAAAGCAGGAACTGGTGCCGGACAAGGTATTACGGTTCCTACTGGAGTAAAATTAACTGGTGAAAAAGGTGCAACGATTAAGCCAGAAGGCTACCCAGTATTTAGACTTTCTGAAAATTGTGAAGTTGAAAGTTTAAAGTTTGACAGTAGTGAAGGCGAAATAAACGCTGTTAAAAAAGTTAGCATTGTTCTCGAAATTTATGCAGATGACATCACAGTTACGAATTGTTCTTTTGAGGGTGGCAATCAAGTAATTTATATTTACACAGCGAATCGCCTTACTGTTGATGGATGTTACTTTACTGGTTGTGGTTATCAGGTCTTACAAAAAACTGGATTTACATCTAATAACGGTCGAGTTCTTGATTGTGTTTCTGTAGACTGCACCACTGACTTTGTTGAACTTAACTCAACTGCGACTAACCCCTGCACTAACTGGCTTATTAGTGGTAACACTGTCAAAAATATTGGGACTTCTAGTGGCACTCTAAAAACAGAAAGTCGTTTTGTAGGTGCAACTGCAACCAAGAACATCGTTATTACAAACAACTTGGTTGAGGGTGTGGCTGGCGACAGTATGCTTCACTTCGAGAGTGCATCTGGTGACATCATTGTTTCTAACAATACTTTTGTTGATCCCCATGGAAGCAATGGCAAGCTATGGTTTTTTACCAATAGTTCTAATGTTCAATCGTTTCATTTTGAAAGCAACATTGTTCGTTTTACTTCAGGTTATTCCTTGTATGCAACTGAGGGTGAAAAAGTTACCTATATGCAAGGTAACGATGATAGCCGACCAATGATTACAAACAACTCATTTATCAATGAAAGCTCAGAAACTCTGCGGCTTTTTACTGTGAGCGACACAGAAGACGTATTGATTATGAGTAATCGTATCGTAGGTTTTGATACTGTTCTTTCAAGTAGTATTGGCGCTTCTGGGTCGGCTCCCTACAATCGTCGTCTTGTGAATTTTCAGCAGAATATTGTTGAAGATATTGCTACAGCTGTTTGCATCATTGGTAATGGTGGCACTAGTCAGCGTCACTATGGTTATTACATTGATAACAATGCCTTTGATAACTGTGATGAAGTGTTTACTGTAGCTGCTGATAATGCTGTTCCTCTTAGCCTTACCAACAACCGTTGTCGTAATGGGACAAACATTAATGAAGGTTTGGTTATTGGTAACTTAGTCGCAACACAAGCTGTTTACGGCAACGCAGTAGAGAGTGATGCAACAACTACCCTTTCTAATGCTGCAAGTTACACTACTGGAACTAAGACAATATTTACGGGTCAGCCTTATCGCAGTTATTACATTAAAGTAAAAACTTCTGACGGCTCTCTTTCCAGCAATAACAGTTCTGCTGAAGTTGTAAGGATTGACTACAACAGCCCTATAGACATTGATCTTACCAGTATTTCAACAAGTAATTCTGGAACTGGTGGTTCGTCAGCTAACTTTACCTTGTCAATGTCAGGCAACAATCTTCAGTTTACGGCTGGTGCGGCAAGAACTGTCCAAGTTTCCATTGTTGGTAGTGTTCTGCCACAAAACACCACATTAACATAGGGGATCATCATGGCTCTTACAAAAGCACATAACCGAATGATCGCAGGATCGCCAGTCAATGTAAAAGACTTTGGTGCTGTTGGCGATGGCGTAGCTGATGACACTTCTGCATTTACAGCGGCTAATACTGCATCTGGTGTGGCTTCTGTATTTGTTCCTGCTGGAACATATGTAATTACAGGCACAGTTACAGGTAACTTTTTTACATTTGGGGATGTTACTATTTCAAGTGGTACTGTAAACAGTATTACACAAATCTCCCCTGCAATTACTCAATTATCTGCTGGCGCTGGTATCTCACCAGTTACAAATTCAATATTTAAAACATCTACAGTTGCTAACAATAATATAGTTACAACAACAATTTTACTAGACTTGACTGGTTTGCAATCTGGTGGAACTGCTGGTGATATTATAGGTAAAAATGGTTCAGGCGCAGCTTATCTTGGACAGATTACAGCAGCAAATAACGGAACAATTCTAGGTGTTTCAATGACCTGCTTAGAAGCCCCCGTAGGAGGGGATGCTGATATTGATTTGTATTCTGCTAATGAAGCTACGGGTGTTGAGGATACAGCTATTTCAGCTTTGACTGAAACTCAAGTTATAAATAGTGGAACATTTTCTGTAGGTACAATTGCTAGAGGTAATACAATAGCAGCTAATCAGTATTTATATTTAGTTGGTCAAGGAACATCAAACGCAGCCTATAGTGCAGGTCGTTTACTAATAGTAATTACTGGATACTTGTGAGGTAGAACATGACAATCAAACAACACGGTGGAATCTTTGGTCGCAACCCTTCGTTCAATACCTTAGATACAACAACAGTTACCGCATCTGGAAATATAACTTCGTCTGCTGGTAACATCATTATTAGCACATCAGGCAAAGGCATCGACTTTTCTGCCACCTCTGGCGCTGGCATAAGTGAACTATTCAATGACTATGAACAGGGTATCTTCACCCCAACACTAACAACAAGTGGAACTGACTTTTCCAGTGTTACTTATGACGGATTTACTGGTGGTAAATACGTTAAGGTCGGTAATCTTGTCACCGTATATGGCACAGTAAGGACTGATGCTGTTACTGTTGGCTCTGCAAGTGGTGCTGTCTGTATTGGTAGTTTACCATTTACCTCGGCTGCTCAAACTGGAGCAACTAGAGACGGAAGCTGTCCCGCAGCTATATCTGATGCAACTACTTGGGGTTCTGATGTTCCTTGTGCTGGTCAAGGTTCTCCTAATTCTACTCTTTTACTTCTATATAAAAGAGCTTCTATAACTGGCAATATGTCTGTTGTTGCTCCAGCAGATGTTGCAACTGGTGCTAACTCAAACCGTATTGCCTTTTCAATGACATACGCATCAGCATAAGGATTTAAAAATGGCTCTTACTAAAACAACTATCAACGATAAGATTGAGGTTCTTACCCTCGCAGCAGGATACCCTGTTGTGCAGGTACGGAAAGCAACAATCATTGAAGAGAATGACGATGAACTATCACGAAACTTCCACCGTCATGTGATAACGCCTGATGCTGATCTCTCAGCAGAGGATGCTGATGTTGCAGCCATTGCTGGCACAGTGTTCACAGATGAGGCTAAGGCTGCGTATGCTGCCTCTCAAGAGGACTAAGTAAATGGATAAGCGCACAGTATCTTCCGCGCATTTACGGATAGATGGATTGGAAAAGGATGTGATAGCACTTCAAACAGAGGTTCGTATTCAGTTTAAAGAGGTGTTTACTCGCATTAAAAGAATTGAAGCAATCTTGCTGTCTGCTTCTGGTGCTACAATCTTAATGCTGATTGCGATCTTAACTAAGATGGGATGATGACATGCCCGTTGCAGAGATTTTAATTGGCATTAGTTTAGTCAAAGCAAGTGCTTCAGCTATTAAGGAAGGCTGTTCTGCTGCTAAATCTCTGAGCGACATGGCTCAATCTGTTGATGGGCTGTTTGAAGGTACTAAGCAGGTTCAAAAGGCAAGGGCTAATAAGTCTGGTATGTCTATGAAGGACCAGCTTGGTGCTGGCTCAGCAGCACAAGAAGTTATTGACGCTAGATTAGCTAAAGAATTACTGCATGAAGCACGTATGGCTATCTCTATGCGCTTCGGCCCTGAATGCTGGACTGAGATTGTTGAGCTTCAAAGGTCTAGGGAAAAAGAAGCCAAGCGTTTAGCTGCTATTGAGGCCCAAGCTAAGGCTGAGAAGCGAGAGGCAGTGCAGGGAATATTCATTATTATTATTTCTATTCTTATAGGCATCACCATTATAGCAATCATTGGTACAGTTATCTGGGCTACACAAACAGCACCACCGCCAGCCGAAGGCATACGATAATGGAAGGCTGGACTTTATATCTTGTTATTTTTTTTATAAATGGTGAGGCAGTTATGTTTGAAAATAATAAAAAGTTCCTTACAAAACAGGCATGCTATCAAGAAGGTTTGACAAAATCTATTGAGCTTTTAGAACGAACAGTAGCTATAATAGGTATTCCTGCTAAGGGTAGTTTCTCCTGTCAGGAAGTTGGTTTAGATGTTTAAAGTTTTATTGATAGCTTCTACGCTTGCGGGAGTAGCTAATCCAACTCATGTGAAGTGTCATTTGTGGAAGAGGTTTACTGACGTTAACGAACAGAAGGTATGCGTGTATAGATTCAGTGCTGGTTTTGGTGGGCTTGGATACCATTATCCTACGCTTAGTTTTTCAGAATGCCCGAAAGTATTTAGCTGTGTCTATGAAAAAAAGGATAAGCGACCTAGCTTATCTGAGATATTAGATGGCCTTAAAGGAGGGTTCTAATGACAATAGTCTTTGAAAAAATACTAAAGTACAAACTGCTTCCCCGCTTTATGATGTTTGTTATGACAGTAGTTTATGTACGTTGCATCGAGTGGGCATTATCTATGCCTGATATTTCTACACAACAAGCCAGTTTAATTTCTGTAGTTACTGGCGCAATGACGGGGGCGTTTGCTGTATGGCTTTCGCATGAGAAATGATTGCTCAACTTATAGGTAGCCTTACTGGTCTTGCCACATCTATCATAGACGGTAAGACGCAGATCAAATTAACCGAAGCTGAGATTAAAAAGAAACAGCTTACTGGTGAGATTGATTGGGACATTGAGGCTATACGTGGCACTCAAAATTCTTGGAAGGATGAGTGGATAACATTGCTTTTTAGCATACCGCTTATCTTAGCATTCTGTGGGGATTGGGGAAACGATATAGTTGCTCGTGGTTTTGCTGCCTTAGAAGTCATGCCTCAATGGTATCAGATTGCATTAGGTGGGATTGTAAGCGCCAGCATAGGAATGAGATCAGTGAGTAGGTTCTTTGGAAAAAGATAAGGTAGTTCAGTTTCCTAAATTATCTGAGATAGACAGGCAGTATCTTGCTTTAGAAGAGCAACAAAAGATAATACTGGAACAGTTAAGATTAATAGTGGAGCAAAAGAAATGAGTTTTAAATTATCAAACAGAAGTTTATCTCGTCTTCGTGGTGTTCACCCTGACTTAGTTGCTGTTGTTAAGGGAGCCATAGAGCTTACTGATGTAGACTTTGGTGTTGGCTGTGGACTGAGAGATGAGAAACAACAAAGAGCTTTAGTAGCTAGTGGCGCAAGCAAGACGCTTCGAAGTAAACACTTGCAGCAGGCTGATGGATTTGGCCACGCTGTTGATTTGTTTGCTTATGTTCGTGGTTCTGTTAGCTGGTCGCTGCCTCTCTATGATAATTTAGCTGATGCAATGAAAGCTTCTGCTCGTGCGCGTGGCATTCAAATTCTATGGGGTGCTGCTTGGACTATACCTAACATTTCAGATTGGGATGGAACTATGGAAGAGGCAATGAATAGTTACATTGATACTCGCCGGTCACAAGGTAAACGTCCGTTCATTGATGGCCCACATTATCAACTTGCTTATAGTTAATAAGGCCCACTAGAATTAATCCAGTGAGCCTTATAGTTAATCACATGGTAGAAGTTACGAAAACCCATGCTTAACCTGTAGGTGTTAGGCCCGTGTACTACTGTGTAAAGCCGCGACCGCCTACTGCGCTATGGTTGCATTTTCATTTACTCTGTAGACCCAGCAATCTGCTGAACCTGACTTTCCTTTTCGGTCCTTTGCTTTAGGTGCAGGAACACGTCTCACTTTCTCAATTAAGTTAGAGCTAAACAAGTGTGAAAGCTGGGCTGATACTGAGTAAGCATTCAAATTCTTTTTCTTCACTATGTCAAAAGCTGTTGCCTCCTGCATTTGTTTTACTGTTTGCAAGATAATCTTTTGCTGTGAGGTAAGCTTATCTTTGACATACTCTCTGCGTCTATCGCATGGTAGCTTTGGACGGTTGCCTAGCTTAGCTTGCATACGTTCATATTGTAATATTTTATTCATCTTTATTATCCAGATGTTTTTTTAAAGACTGAACTAATGAAAGGATTTCATCGAGGTCATGGTATCTATTGTTGCCTGATGCTTTCATATCGTTTCTTACTATCTCTACTTTTCTGAAGAGTCTTATAAATATTGGTGACGTTGGGTCTGTCATCTTTTTTTCCCTGCATTATTACGCCCCATCTAATCTCATTTCTTTTGATGAAGCTGTTAAGTGTGGTGAGGTCTATCTCCAGCAATTTTGCTGCTTGCGTTTGCGTTAGCTTTAGTGCGGATAAATGTTTTATTTGTTGGACTTGTTCATTGCGCTGTCTTGCTCGCATATCGTGCCAAGTTTCCATAGTTCCTCCTGAAAAAAGGGACGGCCCGAAGGCCATCCAGTTGGTGTAAAGGGAGAACACCTTTAGTTTAGAACGGCGGTATCTCATCGTCAAATGAAATATCAGGAACAGAACTTGATTGTTGCTGCTGCTGACCACCCGCTTGTTTATCACTGACTTGGAAAGACATGTATGGTTTCCCATCCTTCATGCGTCTCCATCCAGCAATGCGTTTGTCTTCACCAACAGGGCCAGAGTAATCGGGCGCTGCATCATTGCCCTTCTTATCATTGTCAAAAAGCACAGCCATCTTTCTGTACACCTCGACAATATTTCTACCGTCTTTGGTTGAGTCTTTAACTAATACAATCTTATAGTCATTGCCTTCGACATTCATCTTGCCTTGAAGAATCATTTGTTGAGTTGGGAACGGCGTGAATGCTGCGCCTCTGTTGGTATCATCATATTCTGCCATGCTTCTGGCTCCTGTATTATTACCAGCTATTGCTGCTACTCTTGTTGCCACTGTCTTGATCGTACTTGTTACCATCCATCTTGCCTAAGAAGACATCAGCATCACATCCAATGTGCGACAGTGCTTTGGTTAGGCCATCAGTGATAGCCATCTTCGGTGCATCCTCAGCCATACGACCCTTAGCTGCATCAAAGAACTTACGGCACCCTGTGAAGGGGCCGAATGAATTTGCTGGTGATGTATGCCAGACTGTAACATGCGCCAGCACAGCGCTGTCTCCGTTGCTTACAGGCACTATCTCTGTTGTGTTGTGCCAACCCCAGCCCTCACCGACTGGTCCGAACTGCTCAGTCATCTTCATGACTTGGTATTGTGGATCGATAGCGGTGAAGCTGCGGCTACCGAAGCTGACCTTCTTCAGATATTTGGGGTCTGAAGAGGACAGCTTGTTCCATATGTCTAGGTTATTGCTCATTGTTGATACGCGGCTCCCTTTCTAGGTGTTATTCGTAAAGACCCTCGTTTGTCTCGCTTGACTGTGAGGTAGTCGCAGTAGACTTCTCGTTCGTTCTGAGCAACCATTGCTTTAAGATCTTTCTTTGTGTTCTCAAACACTCGGTTTTTTTCATAGCCATTAACATACGTGACCGCCGCATCGACAAATCTATTGTCTGTGTTGGCGTCTCGCTTGACCATGTTGTCCACCGCGATCTTGTCAATGCTAAGTTGTACCGGTTCGTCATGACCAACTGGCTCTTGTTTGCGAACAACGTAACCCCAGAACTCTGACACCACTGCCCACATAGAATCGAAATACTTTTCGTCACGGTCAACATAAGCTGCTTCCCATTTGTTGTTGCCAAAAATTACTGAGAGGTAAGCACCATCTGCTTTAGCAAGATGTGCATACAATTGTATCTGAGGCATGTAGTATTCTATAACACCTTCCATATTATTATAGGAGTTGGTGTGCTTGGCCTCAATTACATGGCCGTTCCATATGCCATCGACTGTACCTTTGGCTGGAACAGTTCCTATTTGTAATTCATATTCATGCTGAAGATTAGACAAGATGCAATCATACTCGATTTCAAACCATTCAAGATTGAAGTCTTCAGTATAGCTACCGAGTTGTACTGCAAGATTGCGAGACAGATCATCTGACTCCACAAGGCCAGTCTTGATCTGCCATAATTCTAACCAATTCCCCTGCATTATTTTTACACAGTCGGAACCACCGATGAAACCTTTGCGTTCCATAGTATTCTCCTTATATTATATAGGTTATCTTACTGCATAGATGCAGCTTACTCAAGATATTTCTTGAAGTCTTTCTCTGTAAGATCGGTAATTTCTAGCAACTTTTCTTTTTGCTTACCTTTGAGATAGCTCTCGCCTACTGGCATACCGTTCTTAATGCGGTCAGCCATGATCTGATATTCATCAAGCACATAACTATAGCTCTTGTATTCTTTAGCGTAGTGCTTAGAGCTAGTAGCTTTGCTGATGTGTGCATTCCACACACTGCTTTCTACATGCCGACCTATTGATGTTGGTTTTCTCATTAGATTAATTCCCAGATTGTAATGCTTGTTCCCCACTTGCCCATCTTTGTGCGACCTGAGTCACAAAGAATGCCTTGGTTCTTAAGCTCTGATATTCTGGGTTGCACAGAAATTTCAGCACGGTTTAAAGCAAGTGCTGTCTCTTCTGTTGTAGCTTCTAACTGATCTTGAAAGTATTTTTTAACTTGATCTTTGATTGTAAGCTTGCCGTCTACATTAAATTCAGCAGCTTCTTTGCTTGCTTTATTCTTCTGGTAACCTATCTGCTCCTTTGAGTAAGGCATTTACATTCTCCATTAGTGTTAAGAATTGATCTCCGCTCATGATGACCAGAGTTTGCGGACTTCCTGTCCGTCTTTTATAGAAAGCAATGTCTCGCTTATCTAATACTGTAAAAGGACTAGGGAATCCTGACTTGTCTCTGTACTTTACTTCTCCCACCAGTTCTTGTCCGAAGAGTTC